TGTAGCCCATTTCGCAGCGCTCATCCATGTGGCAGGCTACGTGCTCATCTACATCAAAGGCAAAGCTGTAGCTATCCTCTTTCGATTTTAAAACCAATACAGGTAGCCAGCCGCTTACCATATCATCATCGGTAAATTTTACGCGGGCCAATCCTTTACTGGCATCTACTTCGCTTATGTTTCCAAATTTTAGCATGGGTTAAATTGAGTTGGTTTGCAGGCTGGCATCTTTAAAACCACCGCCGCCGTTAAATGCTACTGCTTTGGCCGGTGCATTGTTGGTGGTAATAGTGTTTACCTTGTTTACTACTAAATCGGTTTCGTAGCCACCGGCGCGGTTTACCTTATGGGTGCTTTCGACAATATGGTAAATGCCCGATAGCTTGTACAGGCCTGATAACTGAAAGTTGATACCGGCTACTGCCATTTCATTACCGGGTATGGTTAATGTACCGATAATACCGGTGCGGCTTTTAAGGGCAATGGCGGCCAGCGCTTTGGCATCGGCCTGCTGTTGGTTCTCTACACGCGTATAAATTTGCATGGTGTTTTCGCTTACTATGTGCGAAAAGGCTAAGCCATCGGCATTTTTTTCTACCGTAGATTTTAGCAGTTCGTGCGTTTGCGGGTTGGCGTAGTTTATTTGGCCAGCCTTGTAGGTATCGGCGGTTTTATCGCGAATGCTGTAGTGCTTAAGCTCGGCTGTAGTTAGCGAAAATACGGGCTTTGCTTTATCTAATACAGCGGCTTTGGTAAAGGCCATAGTGCTACCTTTTACCGAAAACATATAACCATACTCTTTAGCTAACCGGCGCAAAAATTGCACATCGCTTTCGCGGTGCTGGGTAAGGCGGCTTATTTGAATGTGATCTATATCGCCGCTAATTCTAAAGCCGTGCAAATCGGCCACGGTTTGCAATACCTGCTTAAGGGTTTTGTTTTCGTGCGCTACCGATTTGTTGGTTTTAAGGTCTTTGGTAATGGCCGCCGATACGCCTTTCATAATAACGGTGCTGGGCTTGCCCTGGTATTCTACCTCATCGATAGTAAATTCGCCGCAGTAGGTTAGGCGCTCCTTGCCTATCCATGCTTTTAGCGTTGCGCCCTTATCCGGATACCAGCTGTTTTTCCAAAGGCCTTCTACATCTTCTAATTCTATTTGTAAATCATCGGCGCCATCGGTTTCCCTATCCTTATAGGTAAGCATAATAAGGTAGCGCGAAATATCTTTGGTGATATCGCGGCCATCGTATTCTACTTTGTATTTTATACCGGGTATTACCGACATTGTTGCTGTGCGTTTTGTTGGTTTAAATCCATTTGCCTTTTAGCGTGTTGCGCCATTTTATACCAGGCGTATTGGTAGCCTATGGCTATACCCAGTATTAAGCAGCCCAGCGCGCCCGATAACATTAAAAAGTGTTGTAGTGTCATATACTATATTTTTCGATTTTGGACCGGACATCTTTCCAATATCTGTAATCAAACTCATTTTCATTAAAGGTTATTTTAATAGCTAAATCCACCGCTATTAGGGCGCACTGTTTAGCGGCTCCTTTATTTCCAAAAACTACTTGTAAATACTGCTCCACTAACTCATTTGCTTTAATTGTTGCCTCTATCATTGTATCTCTGTTTTATCTTTTCCAAGGGGGTAGCTCTTCTAAGGTTACCACGGCTTCTTCAATTTCAATAACGGGTATTATTAAGTTAATACCTGCAGGGAACACATCGTATACCGGCACGCCTATGTTTAGGGCAATTAAATCGGGATACTTAAGCGGATCGCCGTAGGCTTTATCGGCTATGTTATCCCAGCGCTCGCCATCTTGTGTTTGGTATGGTACGGTTTGCATTTACTTCGCTTTACTTATTTGAAATTTAATAGCCCTGGTAAGGCTTGTTACTAATTCTTTACTAATGCGGGCGTTTACCTTTGGTTGTATGTTTTCGTTTACAAACAGGTTGTGCATGGTCATAGCGCCCAGCTCTACTATCGGGCTATCGTTACCGGTGCGGGTTAGGCGTTTGTTACGCCAGTTAAACTTGCCACCGCTATACGCTGCGCCCTTTTTAAAACCACGGGCAAATACGCCTATGTGCCCGTTTTTCATTTTTTGCAAAAAGGCCCCCCGCAATTGCACCTTTTGCCCGCGTATAATTTCCACGGTTACGCCGCCATCGCCTTTTTTGCCTACCGGTGTGGCTACTCTATACCTACCGGTTTTGGTGCGAAGGCTTGTGCCACCTTTTTTAACTTCGGCTTTTATGCCCGCCTGCTGCACCCCGCCAAATGATACCAACGGTATGTTTTGAACCGAGGCGCGCAAAAAGGCAATTAGGTTTTTACCGTTTGCCTTGCTTACCTTAATCAGTTTTTTGCGGTTGATGGCCGCCGGGTTAAGGTTGTAGCGCTGTTTAACCGCTGCATTGGCGGTAGCCTGCGCCCGTTTCATAGTTTCGTTTAGCCCGATGGCAATGGCCGTGTTAAACGAAGTATGGTTGGTAATGCCTGCAAACTGCTTTTTTAAATCAGTTACGGCCTGTTTGGTATCTACACGTATATCCATAATACAAAACCATTAAGCCACGAATTGCACGAATAAAAGGCGGCGATTAAATACAGTTGCATAGCTTATGTTACTTTACGTATAGCGCACAGGGCCGCTACGGGGCTGGCTGCGGTGCTTAATACGGGCAAATGGTTTACCAGTGCATCGTTAGCGGTGTTAAGCGCGCCTACGCTGGCCAAAGGTTGCACGGTTACCAATACGTTATTACCCAGGCTATGGGTGCTTTCTAAAATATCGCTAAGGGTGGCGGCGGTTTGTAATACAACCGGGTTTTGCAACACCATGTTTTTTGCTTTGGTAAACTCACTGTTTGCCTTATCGATGTTCTTTTTAATTTGCTTAGCGGCTTTATCGAAATTTTGATAGCCCTGCTTTAACTTTTTTACCATAGCCTGCGCTTTGCTAATTTCTATTTTGCCGTTAACAATGCTTTTCATTATTTGCACCTGCGGCATGGCACTTAGTGCCGAGGGCGCAGCGGCCCGGGCCGCAATGGGTGCAATGGCAAAGGCCTTTAAACGCTGGGCCGCTGCGGCTGCTTTGGCTTTATTAACTACAGCCTCTAACAAGTTAACCTCTAACTGCAAACTTACCAGCGCGCCGTTGCCATCGGTTTTGGTAATGGTTTCGCCTATAGTGGTAATTACAAAGTTACCGTAGACCTCGCCGGTGCCTAATACCAGGCTAAGCACTTCGCCGTTTTGGCGGGCGGTATCTAACTTATCCAGCTCCTCTTCGGGGGTGCAAAAGGCGGTGTGAAAGTTAATGGTAAGGTTAATATCGGTTAGCTTGGTGCCTACGCGCTCTAACCGGGGCTTATTTTCAATAAGGGCATGTTGGGCATAGTTGGCCTCGCGCTTTCGCGCAAAGGCCTCAAAGCCTTTTATACCTTCAAATTTTATGGTGCCAAGTTGAGCGAACATATTAAATAGACTTTAGATACAAGAACAAAGAACCAAGACGAAATACATGCCACGAATGGCACGAATAAATACAGTGATTAAATACAGAATACTACTACAGTTTAAAAGCCGCCATCGCTGCCAAAGCTTAACCGGTTGGCATTGTTGCTATGGCCGTTCATAATACGGGCTATATCATCTTTATGCTGGTTAAGTTGTTCTCTAAAGCTATCGGCGGTGGCTTTATCTACCGGTCCGTTAAAGTTTAAGGTAGGTGAATATTGCACTGCATTAGATGCGCTTTTAGAAATATCGCCTACCGGTAGCGCCGACATATCGCCGTTTTTCATACGCTCGTTGATATTGAAAATATCAAAGCCGGTTGCATCGTATACCTTTGCGCTCATATCAAATATTTGCGCTTTTTGCACCGGATCGAACCAATCTTTATTATAAAAATATTCGCTGGCTTTATACAATGCAATTAACCCGGCGGCAAGTGCACCGGCCATGCCTAATGCGGCAGACATACCACCGGCCATAGCATAAAAGCCTGTAGTGGCAGAACTTAAGGCAGGCACAAGCGAGGTCATAATATAATACCGGGCGGCGAATGCACCAAAGCTTAACGATGAGAACATACCGCCAATGTTTAAGAATGCCCAGGCCGCTGCCATTGCCGAATATGCACCTGCCACCATTAGCCCAGCACTTGCAAATGCAAATAAGGCAGTAGCGGCTTTACTTATTTTGGGGTGCTCATTTATAAACTCAATGGTTGCAGCCGAAAACTTACCCATAGCTTCCGCAGCGGCCTTTAATTCGGGCGCCCATGTAGCACCAAGGGCGGCTTGTGTGTTGGTAAATGTTCCGGTGGTAGCCTCCCAAATTAAACTAAGGCCACTTAACTGGGTGCCTACTTTAGTTTGCAAATCGGCTTGTTCGGCCAGCTTCCGGTTCATATCGTTAAAGCCTTTGGTGCCGGCATTGGTAAGCGATAAAAGCAAGCTCATATCTTTACCCTGCGGGCCAGCGATGGCCGATAGCACATTAAACTTATCGCTTTCGCCCAGCTCGCGTAGTTTATCGAGTTGGAAAATGAAATTATCCATGCCGGCAAACTTGCCGGTGGCATCGAAAAAGTCTAAGGTTTTGCCGTATTGCGCTGCGGCGGTTTGCATGGCCGCCATCTTTTTAGGATCGAGCATTTCGAACAAAACCGATTGCATACTGGTACCTGCGGTTTCGCCGGTAAAACCACCACCGGCGGCTACCAGCTGCGCGTATATGGCGCCCATAGCTTTTACGTTGGCCATACCGGTAAGGCCAAAGGCGTTTATTGCACCACTGCTTTTATTAAAGGCATAGGTAATTTCGGTGGCATCGGGGCCTACTTGCTTTATACGTGCCAGCAGGTCCATAAACTCCGACATATCGCTACCCTTAAGATTAAAGTTTTGGCGCAAACGTGCTGCCATTTGGCCAGCTACATCCATAGGTAGTTGCAATTGCACGGCTAAAAATGCGGCGGCTTCACCGGTGCCATTCAGAATGGTTTCGGCATCGGAGCCGTTTTCTTTCATAGTGCGAAACAGCTTTATAAAATCGGCCGTAGTGCCCGGTAGCAAGTTGCCCAGGCGGGTAGCCTCGGCGGCTACACGTTCAAATTGTTCGGCATCTATACCACCGCCATCTTTTAAAAACGTACTCTTAAGTGCCAGTTGCTCTTTTTCTAAATCGGCGTAGGCAGAGATTGGAGCGCGAAGGGCGTTGGCCATTTCTTGCCCGGTGCCCATAAGTGCAAAGCCGCGGGCGGCATCTTGCGTAAACTTTTGTTGCCGTTTGGCAAAATCGTTAAGCTTGTTGGTAGAGCCATTAACGGCAGCATTGATAGCAGCCGACATATTATCGACTGCGCTCAATACTACTGCTATTTTAAGGGCTGTATTCATTGCTTAAGGAGA